ATTCGTCAAGTTTCTATTACATCAAGTAGTAATGTCATATATTTAGATCATAGAATTGATTCATATTTAAGAGATTATTGGCCCAACTCCAGTACAACTGGAACTCCGATAATGTATAGCACCAAAACAGCAGCTGATGTTGGAAGTGGTTCTGTTACCACAATTACTTTAGCTCCTACTCCTAGTGCTACTTTATCTTTTCAAGTTGATTTTATTGGTAAACCAGTTGGTTTAAGTTCTAGTAATGCAAATACTTGGATAGATACAAATGCAACAGATGTTTTATTATCTGCTGCACTTTACGAAGCTAGTGCTTTTCTAAAAGCACCTGAAACATTAAAATTATATAAAGGTAAATTTGACGAAGCTGTACAATTATTCTCTCAAGAAATGGGAAGAAATTATACAGCAGAATACAACGGAGGTATTTAATATGGCTATAACTCAAGCAATGTCTACATTGTTTAAAAAAGATTTGTTATTAGGTGATCACCACCTAGATTCAGATGATATTTATATTGCATTATATACAAGTTCTGCAACCTTAAATGCAACAACAGATGGATATACGACATCTAATGAGATAAGTAATGCTTCAGGTAGTGCTTATACAGCAGGTGGTAAACAACTGACAAGCACTGCTGTAACAGAAGATACTAATTCTGATTCAACAACAGCAGGAAGTGGTATATTCGATGCAGCCGATCCAGAATGGACATCTGCATCCTTTACAGCAAGAGGTGCATTAATATATAATAAAACATTAGGAGATGCTTCATCAAATGCTAGAGGTGCGATAGCAATATTAGATTTTGGTGGGGATTTTACAGTTTCAAACGGAACATTTAAAATTATACTACCTACTGCATCAAGAAGTAACGCAATAATAAGGATAGACTGATATGACTATAACCTATGTAAATGATTTAAGATTATCTGAGATGGCAACTGGTGACAACTCTGGTACATGGGGTAATGTCACCAATACAAACTTAGAACTAATAGGAGATGCTTTAGGTTATGGAACTGAAGCCATAACAACAAATGCTGATACACATAGTTCAACAATTGCAGATGGTAGTGCAGACGCAGCCAGAGCTATGTATATTAAATACACAGGTACATTAGATTCTGCTTGTACAATAACTATTGGTCCTAACACAATAAGTCGTGTTCATATTATTGAAAATGCAACTTCTGGATCTCAAAATATAATTATTAAACAAGGATCAGGTGCTACAGTTACTATTGGAAGTGGTGCAGTAAAAATGGTTTATTTGGATGGAGCAGGTTCAGGAGCATCTGTTACAGATGCCTTAGTTGATTTGGATTTGACAGGAACTACGACAGTGGCATCTTTGACTTCATCAGGAAATGTAGGTGTTGGGGATAGTTCACCAAGCAACAGACTTTCTGTTGTGGCTGCAGATGGTGATGCAGATAATGCCTACGTTGCAACATTCCAAAACCAAGAAGCTACGGATGATAGAAATTTTGGTGTTTTAATAAAAGCAGGGTCAACAGCTACAGATAGTGCTTTAGTAATCACAGACCATGACGCATCAAATAATTTATTTGTTGTTAAAGGAAATGGAAATACAATTTATTATGGTGATTTACAATCATCAACAGAAGGAACATCAAACTTTCGTGCAGGTGTCAACGCAGGTAACTCTATTACTTCTGGTGGTAATTATAATGTACTTATAGGTGACGAAGCAGGAACAGCTATTACAACAGGTGATAATAATGTAGCCATAGGTTTTGAAGCATTATCTACTGAAGATGCTAATGGCAACAATGTTGCTATAGGCTTTCGTTCTTTAAAAACTTTAAATGCAGGTGCAGAGGCATATACAACAGCCG